GGTAGTTCGCGCGGCAAAGACATTCCAATGATAGCATGTGTTAAGGGGATTGTAATTTCATCGGACCCGTGAGACCAAAGAAAGGTGCCGAGGCGTGACTGCAACCACCCTCGGCGTGAGGCACGACAACAAGGAGCCAAGACATGCCTGCTAAACCGCTACCACCCATTGAAGACCTCCGCAATAATTTCGTCTATGATCCAGAATCTGGGGAGATGAGAAGATCTGGTGCGAAGAAATCCCCATCAACAAATTCACAGGGCTATATCTGTTTCGTATTTCGTGGCCAGTATTTGGCATCACATCGCATCGCGTGGGCGCTGCACTATGGCAAGCTGCCTCCACCAGAGATGGAGATCGATCACATTAATGGCATCAGAGATGACAACCGCATCTCTAACCTTCGCTTGGTGTCCATGGCCGACAACATGAGGAACAAGACCCAATATCGCAACAATACGCATGGTTATCCCGGTATCATCTTTGAGGCGAACAACCGCAGGATCAGAAAGTGGCGCGCTCAGATTCACGCAGATGGCAAAGTGATGAAACTTGGCTCATATATGTGCAAGACTGCGGCTATTTTTGCGAGGAAGCGGTCAGAGATCGAATATGGATTCACTCAGTTGGCAGGAGACCGCAAGTGGCAACTCTGCATGAAGTAGCCGCGCATCTTGGCGTTACGATCAAATATGTGCAGGATCTGATCGCCAACGGCACCTTGGAAAAGAAGGGGCGCGGGGAGTACGACCTGAACGCATGCCGCGAGGCATACATCACACGGCTGCGCGAAGCGGCGGCTGGCCGGGCGAACAGCGGCGATCTCAATCTGACAGACGAGCGCGCCCGCTTGGCCAAGGAGCAGGCCGACGCGAAGGAGATGGAAAACGCGATCACGCGCGGCGAATTGGTGTATATTGAGGACGTGGCCAAGCGTGTTGAGGTTGCACTGTCGAAGGTGAAGATCAAGATATTGGCCATACCCACCAAGGTCGCGCCGGAAGCGGCGGCGGCTGACGACGCGAAGGAAGTGCAGGCTCTCATAGAGCGCCACATCATTGAGGCATTGAATGAACTCGCAGGAATCGACGCGGCAAGCGCAGGCTGAGAAGCTGGATGCCAGATTGGCCGAGGCGATCTCGATTGCCATGATGCCACCGCCTCGGCTGACGGTCAGCGAGTGGGCGGATACATATCGGGTGCTGTCGAGCGAAAGTTCGGCAGAGCCGGGCAAGTGGTCAACATCGCGGGCCGAGTACCAGCGCGGGATGATGAACGCGGTGTCTGATCCCGACATTGAGACTGTCGTTCTGATGACATGCGCTCAGGTCGGCAAGACGGAACTGATCAACAACGTCGTCGGCTATCACATTCACCAAGACCCGGCCCCCATGCTGGTGGTGCAGCCGACGCTGGAGATGGCGCAGACATGGTCGAAGGACCGTCTGGCCCCGTGCCTGCGTGACACGCCTGTGTTGAGCGACAAGGTCAAAGATCCTCGGTCGAGGGACAGCGGCAACACGACACTGCACAAAACATTCGCTGGCGGGCATGTGACGGCTTGCGGGGCCAACAGCCCGGCCAGCTTGGCGTCTCGCCCGTGCCGGGTCATCCTTTGCGACGAGGTTGACCGCTATCCGATCAGCGCAGGCACCGAGGGCGACCCGGTGTCGCTGGCCAAGAAGCGATCCAGCACGTTCTGGAACCGCAAGATCATCTTGGTCAGCACGCCGACCGACAAGGGTGCCAGCCGGATCGAAGCGGCCTACAGCGAGAGCGACCAGCGCAAGTTCTTTGTGCCTTGCGCCGACTGCGGTGAGCATCAGGCGCTGAAGTGGGGTCAGGTCAGTTGGACGGACAAGAACCCGTACTCTGCAATCTATACCTGCGAACACTGCGGATCGGCATGGGATGACGCGGCCCGGTTCAGGGCGATCAGGAAAGGACGCTGGCAGGCGACAGCCGAGGCCAAAGGCAAGGTCGCTGGCTTCCACATCAACGGCCTGTATAGCCCGTGGACGCCGCTTTATGAGGCCGTGTCGGACTTCATGAACAGCAAACGCGATCCCATGCGTCTGAAGACATGGATCAACACGTTCTTGGGCGAGACATGGGAAGAGCAGGGCGATCAGGTCGATGAGATGGACCTGATTGAGCGCAGCGAGAACTGGGGCGACGAATTGCCCGAAGAGGTCTTGCTGTTGACCGCTGGCGTTGACGTGCAGGATGACCGCTTGGAGGTCGAGATCGTCGGCTGGGGCCGGGGTGAGGAAAGCTGGTCGATTGGCTATGAGACGATGTACGGCGACCCGTCTTCGGCGGAACTGTGGAACCGCTTGGACATCACGCTGGCGCGCAAGTTCGACCATCCGCGCGGAGAGATGGTGATCAGATCGGTCTGCGTTGACTCTGGTGGTCACTACACCCAACAGGTCTACAACTATGCCCGACTTCGGGCTGGTCGCCGTGTCTTTGCCATCAAAGGGATCGGCGGCGAGGGCAAGCCGATTGTGGGCAGGCCGACGAAGAACAACATCGGCAAGATCAACCTTTTCCCGGTCGGCACCGACACGGCCAAGGAACTGGTCTACGCGCGGCTGAAGATCAGGGAGGAGGGTGAGGGTTACTGCCACTTCCCGGTCGGTCGCAGCGATGAGTATTTCCGCATGCTGACGGCGGAAAAGAAGGTCACCCGGTACTTCAAGGGCAGGCCGAGGACCGAGTGGGCGAAGGTGCGGACACGCAACGAGGCGCTTGACTGCCGGGTCTATGCGACGGCTGCTTTGGCCATCCTGAACCTAAACCTAGAAGCTGTTTACAGTCAGGCCCAAAATCAGGTATCATCGGACAGGCAAGACAGGCCCCCACGCAGGCCGGGAATGCCTATGCGAAGCGGGTTCGTCCACGGGTACAAATAATGGCCAATCTTTTCGACGCTGCCAATGCTCCTGAGGTCGAACCTCTCAAGTTTGTTCTTGGGGACTTCGTCCAATGGAAAAGATCGGATCTTGTGGCCGATTACCCGGTTGCGCTGTACAGCGCACAGTATGTCGCTCGGATCAGCGGTGGTGGCAGCACAGAGTTCACCGTTGTGGCGACCGAGGCTGGCGGAACCTATCTGTTCACCATCCCAAGTGCGACATCGTCTGGCTTCACTGCCGGGGACTATCACTGGCAGCTTGAGATCGTCAGGACATCTGACAGCAGCCGGATTGTCATCCAGCGTGGCGATTGGTCGGCCATTGTTGACCTAGACGACAACGGTTCTGACCCGCGCAGCCACGCTCAGGTTATGATTGGCAAGATCGAATCCATCTTGCAGGGCAAGGCCGACAGCGATGTTGGCAGCTACAGCATCGCTGGCCGTTCTTTGACCAAAATGAGTTTCGCGGAACTCATGGAAGCCCGCGACAGGTACAAGGCTGAGTACACTCAGGAACTTGTCAAAACGCGGATTGAATCAGGCAAGCCCAGTGGCGCAACTGTGAAGGTGAGGTTCGGCTGATGGGTTTCTTGGACATCTTCAAGCGCCAGAAGAAGGCGACAGGGAAGCGTGATTATCTGGCCGCCTCAAAGGGTCGCCTGTACATGGACTTCAAGGGCAGCAACAAGTCTGCCGATTCAGAGATCCGCTATGTGCTGCGGGATCTCCGCAACCGCGCCCGCGATCTGGAGCGCAACAACGAATATGCCCGTCGATACCTGCAATTGATGCAGACCAACGTGGTCGGCGAGAATGGGTTTCGCCTTCAGTTGAAGGGCCGCAACATCGATGGCTCAATCGACATGGCGGGCAACAACATCATCGAAGGCGCGTGGGCCGAGTTCTGCCGCCTCGGCGGCCCGACCGTTGACGGCAAGATGTCGATGGCCGACCTCTCGAATGCAGTTGTGCGCGGCGTGAAGCGTGATGGCGAGGTGTTCCTGCACATCGTTCGCAAGCCTTACCTGCGGCATGGCATCGGCGTGCAGATCATTGAGCCTGACCGGGTCGATGAGCAGATGAACGAGACGCTGCGGAACGGCAATCAGGTCCGCATGGGCGTTGAACTGGACAGCAAGACCCGCCGGGTGTCGGCCTATCACGTTCTGGTGAACAACCCCGGCGACTATGATTACACCACGACGACCACTGGCATATTCCGTGAGCGCATCCCGGCTGACCAGATCATGCACGTCTACAATCAGGAGCGGGCCGATCAGACGCGCGGTGTGCCTGAACTGGTGACTGCGATGCCAGCCCTGAAGATGCTGCACGGCTATCGTGAGGCTGAACTGGTGGCGGCCCGTGTCGGCGCGGCCAAGATGGGCTTCTTCACGTCGCCCGCTGGCGATGGCTTCACGGCTGACGGGTTCGAAGACACCTTCACGCCGATCTACGACGCCGAGGCTGGCACGTTCCACCAGCTTCCGGCTGGCGTTGACTTCAAGGCCTTCGACCCGACACACCCGACATCGGCCTTTGCTGACTTTGAGAAGGCTATCCTGCGCGGGATCGCTGGCGGGTTGGGCATTAGCTACACCGCGCTGGCCAACGATCTGGAAGGCACGTCCTATTCGTCTGTTCGGCAGGGTGCGCTGGAAGAGCGGGACTTCTACAAGACGCAACAGCGGTTCTTCATCGAACACTTCATCGATCCGCTCTTCCGCGTTTGGATGGCCCATGTGATGGACTTCGCTCTGATCCCGATCAACGGGCCGGGCAAGTTCGACAAGTTCTCAATGGGCATCTCTTGGCGTGCGCGTGGCTTCCAGTGGGTTGACCCACTGAAGGAGATCAACGCGGCTGTCGTCGGCTTGCAGAACGGCATCATCAGCCACACCGACATTGCGGCGACCTATGGCCGCGATGCCGAAGAGACGTTTGCCCAGATCCAGCGTGACAAAGAGATGGCGGCCCAGTTCGGCCTGTCGATGGCCTATGAGCCTTTCGGCACCAAGCTGCCTGTCGAGGCTCAAGTGGAGGACAACTCGAATGGCGTATGAACCGACAGGCGGCATGAAAGAGGAAGCCCAGCGCGGCCTTGATTGGCGGCGTGAGTTCGGGCGCGGTGGCACCGAGGTTGGCATCGCCCGCGCGCGTGACATCGTGAACGGGAAGAACCTGTCGCTGGACACGGTCAAGCGCATGCGGAGTTTCTTCGCCCGCCATCGCGTTGACAAGGAAGCCGAGGGTTTCAGCCCCGGCGAAGAGGGTTACCCGTCCAATGGCCGCATCGCGTGGGCCTTGTGGGGCGGGGATGCTGGCGATGATTGGGCCGAAGACATTGTCGAGGATGTCGAGGACGATGACGACGAGGAAGACATGAGCGAGGATCGGGCCGCTGGTGCGCGCCCTTATGCCAATGAGCATGCGGCCCGCATCAAAGATCCTCGCCAGTATGACAGCTTCCGCCGCCGCAACAATGGCGGTGGCCGTGGCGTTGACTACATCTTCGGCATCAAGGACGGCACCAGCGAGATCCAAGCAATCCGTTTCCGCGTGCAGTTCTACACGGTCGCCGAGGCGAAGGCATGGCTGAAGCGGAACGACTTCGAGCCTATCCAGTTTGAGCCTGCGACTGACGAAGCGCGCTCTATGCAAGACGGGGGTGAATTTGATATGATCGCCCGTGAAATGGAGGACAGCGCCATGCAGGAAGAAGAACACGTCGAGCCGACCCAGGTTCAGGAAGAGCCTGAACTGGAGGAAGTTCGGTATTCGCGCGACGGCATCGAAACCCGCGCGATGGCGTTTGAGGATCAGGTCATCGACACTGATGCGCGCCGCGTGAAGATCGCTGTCTCCTCGGAAGAGCCTGTTGAGCGTTCTTTCGGTATTGAAATCCTCGACCACAAGCCCGGCAGCATCGATCTGTCGTTCTTGAATTCTGGTCGAGCGCCGCTTTTGCTGGATCACGATCCGACCAAGCAGATCGGCGTTGTAGAATCGGTGACCTTGGATGGCTCGGCACGGCGTCTCCGTGCGACCGCTCGTTTTGGGAAAAACGGGCTGGCCAAAGAGGTTTTCGATGATGTGACTGATGGCATCCGCGCCAACATCTCGGTCGGCTATCAGATCAAC